AGTAACATTAACAAATAATACTACTACTGAATTAACTGAAGGCACAAGGTTATATTATACTGATGTTAGAGCAGATGCAAGAATTACAAATGCAGGAAGTGCAAACTGGAATGCAGCATTTGCTTGGGGCAACCATGCAAGTGTAGGTTATCAAGTAGCTGGCACACCACATGATGGTGACATAACAGGTAGTGTGTTTGGAGATGATAGTACATTACTAGTTGATGGTAACAACAACAAGATCGTTGGTGTAGTAGACACAGCAAGTTTAAGAACAAGTGAATCAGTAATTGTACTTGGCAACAACGCTCAATCAAATGGTGGGCAATCTTTATCAATAGGAAACACGGCAATATCAGACAGTTATGGTGTAGCTATTGGTGTTCAAACACAAGCCGCAACTTATGATATAAATGTTGGTGCTTTTTCAGGTAAAAACCATATAACAACAGATAACGGATACAGAGTTGCTGTAGGTGCTTTTGCACAACAAAACGGTGATCCAGGAGATGAAACAGGTACAGGTGCAATAGCTATTGGTACTCTAGCTGGTGACGCCAATCAAGGAGCAAATGCAGTTGCTATAGGTCGGTATGCAGGTAGAAACAATCAAGCAGCAAAGAGTATTGTAATTAATGCTACAGATTCAAACTTAGAAAATACCACAGCAGATAGTTTAGTAATTAAGCCAATTAGAAATGTTGCAATGACAACCATACTTGGTTACAATGCAACTTCGGGCGAAGTTACGCACAATGCGGTTATACCAGGATACATTAATTTAGCAGATTTAAAAACAGAAGTTGCAGCAAGCGTAGACTTTGCAGCATTTAAAACTAGGATTGCAGCACTATAATGAGATACGATAAATATATGAAACAGGATGTAACTAATGGCAAATAGATTTCCAATAATACTCGACACAAACGATAAGAATCGTCTTAAGGAATTGCCGAATGGTGATAGCTTAGATCTTCAAAACGGGGGCGTAAGAAATGCAACCTTTATAGAAACTGCTCAACTTATTTTAGCAGGAACAACTCTAACACCTTTTAGCGGCGCTTATGCAGACTTAACTAATAAACCAAGTATACCATCAGATGTTTCAAGTTTAACAGATTCACAAAATTTGTTAACCGGAACTACCTTTTCTACTATTACAGGCAAACCTACTACGCTATCAGGCTATGGAATTACAGACGCATTTAATGGAACATATGCTGGACTGTCAGGAGCGCCAACGCTTGCTCCAGTAGCCACTAGTGGTGCATTTTCTGATATTGCAAGTAAACCAACTACAACATCGGGTTATGGAATTACAGATGCACTTACAGGCTCATCACTTTTAAAGAATCTAGGAGATGTACACACCGTAGTACCAACAGACGGACAGCTACTAAGTTGGGACAACACAAATAGTTATTGGAAACCAATTACAGCATCAGGTACAGGTACAGTTACAAGCGTAGTAGCAAGTACTGGACTAACTGGCGGAACTATTACAGGTGCAGGAACTATAGCAGTTGATGTAGGAACTACAGCAAATAAAATTGTACAGCTAGATGCAAGTGCAAAACTTCCAAATCTTGATGGATCAGAGTTATATAATATATATGTTAATTTACTTAACAATATTGGCGATATTACTATTACTACTCCCAGTAACGGACAAGTTTTAAAATATAATGGATCAAACTGGGTCAATTCTGCAGAAGCAGGTGGTGTTGCATTAACAGATTTAAGTGTAGGTACTGAAGGTAGTGCAAGTGGTGATGGTGCTATTGCTTACAATAGTGGAACAGGTGTATTTACATACACACCACCAGATTTATCAACATACTTAACAAGTGTACCAGCACAAACATTTGCAAGTCTAACAAGTAAACCAACTACAATAGCAGGTTATGGAATTACAGATGCAGCAACACAGTATGCAAATAGTGATGTTGATACACATTTAAACACAAGTACAGCAACATCTAACCAAGTTTTAAGTTGGACAGGTAGTGATTATGACTGGGTGGCACAAAGCGGTGGCGGCGGCAGTATTGGTAACTTTACGTTTGCTTCTAGTGTTGTCGACACTGATGATTCAAGTGGCATTACTATTACACCGTCAGTTACAATAAGCAGTGACTTAACTGTAGAGAATGACTTAGTTGTAAGTAACAAAATAACAGCAACAGAGTTTGTTAGCTTGTCTGCAGGAACTCCTGAAATTAGATCAGCTACAACTTTAGACTTATACGCAATAGGCGCAGTAAGAATTCAAAATGGAGCGTTAAGATTATTTAATGCAACAACAACAGTTAGAGATACATTGTCGCCAGCAAAAGGTGATGTTGTTTATAACTCAACTGTAAATAGAACACAAGTTTATACAGGTGCATCATGGGTTAGCAATGCACTTAGCACAGACATTCCAACAAACACTAATCAGTTAACTAACGGAGCAGGATTTGCTACACTAGCAAGTCCAACGTTCACAGGAACAGTAAGTGGTATTACTTCAACAATGGTTGGACTTAGTGATGTTGTAAACGAATCGAAAAGCTCGATGTTTACTGATCCATCATTTACTGGAACAGTCGGCGGCGTAACAAAACAAATGGTTGGGTTGAGTAACGCAACAAATGAATCCAAAGCAACTATGTTTACTGATCCAACCTTTACTGGAACAATAGCAGGAACATTTGGCGGCACAGTACAACATGCGTTTAATATTACAGCAAGCGGATCAAGTGACTACGTGTTTGCAGCAGACTCAAAATTCTTTACTGCAAATGCTAACGATCCTGTATTATACTTGCGAAGAGGTGAAACATATAAGTTTATTGTAAATGCTGGCGGACATCCTTTTGAAATTAGAGCATCTAACGGTGGTTCAGCATATAATACTGGTGTAACTAACAATACACAATCAAACGGTACTATAACATTTATAGTGCCAATGGCTGCGCCAGCAACATTATATTACCAATGCACTGCTCATAGTGGTATGGGTGCAGTTATTAACATCGTTTAGGAGACTACAATGGCCGCAAATGGGATATCAACACTAACACTAAAACGTACTAGACAGGACACTAAACTTGCAAAAGCACTAGCCAAGCGAGAAGGTAAAACAGTGGCTGCAAACGGTACAATTAGTGGTAGCACAGATACAGATGCAGTAGCATACAGGGCGAGAAACACTCTTACTGTTTCTCAATTACCTACTAGGTATCATGCTTCAAGTAACACAGGTGCATTAATAGATAATGCAAACAGCGGAGGGCTTGTTGTTGGCAGGCCATGGACTGCGTAAATGGCTGAAAAAGAATATATTGTAAGTCTTAACCGCGGTGTCGATTACGATGCATTTAATGCTGAAATGATTGCATCAACTGGTGCAGGTGACATTCCTAATAGAATAATAACCGTAGAAAATGCTAGGCCATTAAGCACTCGAAATACTCATTACATGTTAGAGGACGCAGAAGCTGCAGCACTACTTGACGATCCTAGAGTAGGTGGAGTTGAAATTCCTCCAGAACAACGTACTGATATTGAAATTGGTGTTACTGCTCAACAATTTGGTAGTTGGCGCAAAACTTCAGCTGATGCATCAGCTGATTTAAACTGGGGTATGATGCGGGGTGTACATCGCGAAGATGTATGGAATCAAACAACTGAAACTACATTACCGTTTAATTATAACCTAACAGGCAAAGGTGTAGATGTTGTAATACAAGATAGTGGACTTGATACAGGACATATTGAGTTTACTGATGCTAACGGTGTAAGTAGAGTAAACGAAATTGATTGGTTTGCAGCTAGTGGCGTGTCAGGTACACAGAGTGCAAATCATTATAGAGACTTTGACGGTCACGGTACACATGTTGCTGGCACAGCAGTTGGCCGCACAATGGGTTGGGCCAAAGACGCACAAATTTATTCAGTAAAAGTTAATGGCTTAAATGGTATCGGAGATAGTGGAACTGGTATTAGCACCAGTCAGTGCTTCGACGTTATTAAAGGTTGGCACAATAACAAACCAATAGATCCTGAAACAGGTGTTAAACGTCCGACAGTAGTAAACATGAGTTGGGGCTATAGCTACAGTAGTTTAAATGACACGCCAACTGCTGGAAACTATAGAGGCGTTGCATGGGCATACGGTGATGCTAATTATTCAACAGATAGTGAAATATGGGCAACAGCAGGCATTATACCCAAACTTGGTACTAATAGAAAAATTGGATCAAGGCTAACTAGTGTAGACACAGATGTACAAGAAATGATTGATGCTGGAATACATGTATGTATTGCCTCAGGTAATAGTTACTATTACATAGATAATGCAAATGGGCAAGATTATAATAATACTGTAGCGATAAGCGGAACTTCTTTCTATTATCATAGAGGCTCAAGTCCGTTTGACGATGAAGCATTTATAGTTGGTAACATTGACATAGACTATCAAAATAATCTAGAAAACAAAGCAGAAAGTAGTTGCTGTGGCCCGGCTGTTAATATATATGCACCCGGAACACAAATTATGAGTGCTAGTTCAAATGATAATGCAAGTGGAACAAATGATATAGCTGTATCTAACAATAGACAAACCCATCCACTTGATAGCAGTCAACACATATATAAAATTAGTGGAACTAGTATGGCATCACCAAATGTTTGTGGGCTACTAGCAACTGTACTAGAGCAGAATAAAGGGATGACTCCTGCACAAGCACAAGCCTGGATATTTAAAAACTCGACACCTAGCAAGCTATATAACGGTATTGGTGCTGATTGGGATGACCAAGACAGTATTCAGCAAATTGGAAATACAACAAATTACTCTTCAGGCTCAGTTAAAGCAGTTACTGAGCTTCCACCGTTCGCTAAAGAACTAACTGTACGAGGAATAAAACTTTTAGGGCATGGACCATATGATGTGTCTGCTAAAGGTATTAGTGATACGTTTTTAGAAAAAGTTGCACGGACTATACAATTATTACTCGATCCCGAAGCATCAGGTATAGACAAAGAAAAACAAGCTGCGGCTATTGACGGTATGGCTAATGAAAACAACGAAGGCGGATTTGGCATAGGCCCAACAGTTCAACGAATTGGTTACATTAATGGCGGACAGTATGCCCGATCTTTCTTAGACGATGATGCACCTAATAATTATCCGGGATTACAAAATACTGAATTTTCGTATAGAGCAAAAGACTATGTATGGGAATTTCCAGACGATGACGCAAGTGGTTCAGGTATTGCTGACTGGGGCGGATATACCGTTGGTGGACAGGTTACTGAAGTACTAGAACATGTATTACATACTATTAGTCAACATGGATTACATTACGCATATCCAGATGAACTAAACATTACAAGCGGTAACGCCGGCCCAATGATGGCTGCAATGCAAGAAGCTATTACAAATAGTGTATTTGATGTTTCAGGATATAGTGCATTAGACGACGGTTCAAACGAATACTTTGCTGCAATTGCAAGAGAATATCAATACTTGTTATGTTATGCAATGTGGGAATACTATTCAGTATACGTTGACGGAGGAAGTTTATCTCCTGAATGGAATGATAATTCAAGAACACAAGCAGGTGTATTAACAAATAATCCATTAGGGTATGCATTGTTTAATAATTTTATTAGTAAAGTTATATCAAAACCGACTGAAGCTACGCTAAATGTTATGTTTGCAGTTAGCGGACCATCAGGTTATATCCCAGTAGAAAATACAAATAGAATTTTATATACTCCGTTTTCTTCAAAAGATACATTACAACTTTCAAATGTTTCAAATATAACAGGAACGGTTAGTATCAATAACAAATAAATACATATGATAAGGAAAGTATAATGGCAACACAGAATATTAATATAGGACAACTAGCAAACGATGGTACTGGTGACGATATTAGAACAGCATTTGATAAAGTTAACGATAACTTTATTGATTTAGATGCAAGA